CTCTGGAGTATGGTCGGAAGCATTTGAGTCCTGCTAACATAGGTACAGTTTCTTAACTAACTAAATATTATGGCAGCTCCAACAGCAGTTGGTGAATACGGTTCCTGCCAAGGAACAGAGACCCGTATCTCACCTTCTGATACAAGTGGATCAGGTTCAGCTTCAGCTGTAGCCTCCACAACTAAAAACTTACGTCTTGCCTATTCTACCGTTGGTAGTTCAGGTACAACAGACACATGTGCAGTTGTCGCTGGACAATACACATAACCAATAGGGGGGACTTCGGTTCCCCTTTTTTTTATTCACGATTCTTAACTATGACTACCACAACCGTTGATATCGATACCGAACTATCCGCAGTCAATGCGATCTTGGGTAGCATAGGTCAGTCACCTGTATCAGGTATAGATTTTACTAACCCTGAAATATCATTTATATATAATATACTTAAAGAAGTTAATCAAGATGTACAGAATGAAGGCTGGACTTTTAATCTTGAATATCATATAAAAGAGAACGTTAATACTACTGATAATAAAATCATTATTTCATCAGACGTTATTCGTATAGATATGGAAGATGGCTTTGACCGTACTAGAGATTTTGTAAGAAGAAAAGATTCAGATGGTATATGGAAAATGTATGACAGAGTTAATCATACATTTGAGTTTCCAGATGATGATTACTTTCATGTTAATGTAGTAAGATTATTAAACTTTGAAGATATACCATCAGTATTCCAAAGATATATAGTTTATAAAGCATGTGGCAGGGCAGCTGTACAATTAGTATCTAATGCTCAACTACAACAAATGTTAGCAACATATGAATTACAAGCTAGAGCTGCATGTATGGAATATGAATGTAATCAAGGTGATCACTCCTACTTTGGCTGGCCAGATGATTCATCTTATCAACCTTACAAACCTTATCAAATGCTTAGAAGATAATGGCAAGTGTTACACAAAAAATACCTAGCTATGTGTTAGGTATATCAACACAACCAGATGAAAGGAAAGCACCAGGACAGGTTACAGATTTAGTTAATGGAATTCCAGATGTAGTAAATCAATTACAAAAAAGACCTGGTACTCATTTAATAACAACACTATCCCCTTCAACTGCTTCCCATACCAAATGGTTTAATATTTATACAAATGATTCAGAACAGTATATTGGGCAAGTTGGAGCTGACGGAGCTGTTCTCATATGGAGATGCAGTGACGGTGCTTCGATACCCGTGGATTATGCAGATGTTGCTGGAACAAATAAAGCTACTTACTTAGATAACCAAGCTCTATCAGATGAGAAGTCTTCTGATATACAAGTTAATACTATTAACGAAACAACTTTCTTTGTTAACAGACGTAAGACTGTTGCAATGAAAACAGGAGCTAATGATAAATCACCTACACAATTAAATGAAGCATTCATAGAACTTGATACCATTTCTTATGGTAAACAATATGCTTTAGATATATACGATCCAACAGATAACACAGAATATTCCTATCCACGTGCTACAGCTATAGTAGTAGATGAAATAGTATCCTTAGATGGTACAAGTTCCGATGGTAATAATCTTGGTAATGGTGATTGCGAAGGAATGGGAAGGGAGACTGTAACTGTAAATACAGGTACAGCTATACACTCTACTTCACCTCCTAACACAAGCTCAGGTGGTAAGAGTAATCTTAGATATGAGATGGACTCACGTTGTACACCTCAACCAACAGATGACTCAGATAATGATAATTATCATGATGCATATAACCCATATGCTAAATTACAATTTGGTGGTGAGGGTTGGACAACAAACGATACACATCAATATACATCGCAGAAAGGTTTGACAACTACTGTTACTGTTACTAAACATGTAACACTTACATCCAGAGCTAATATAGCTATGGTTAGACCTGATGCTACCTCTTCTGATAATGCTGAACATGTATCAGCAGCTGGTATATTAGGTGGTATTAAAACTGCATTAGATGCTATAAGTGGTACTAATATAACTGCTACTATTGTAGGTAATGGTATCCATTTATATAGTAAAGATCCTTTTGGAGTCACAACTCCAGAACGAACATTGATGAATATTATTACTAGTGAAGCTAATGATATAAGTACTTTACCACGTGTAGCACGTCATGGTTATGTAGTTCGTGTTGTTAATAGTGGAGAAGATGTAGATGATTATTACTTAAGATTCCAAGTAGAAGGTATTACAGCAGATATTACACAAACTGCTACTTATGCTAGATCAGGAACTACAGTAACCATATCTAAAACAGCACATGGTTTAAGTAATGGAGATCAAATCTTTGTTGATTTTACCAGTGGTGCAGCAGTAGATGGATTATACACCATATCAAATGCGTCTAGTGACGCTTTCGATATAGCTGGTCAATCAGGTATTGGTAGTGGAACTATCAGTGCAGGTGAAACAGTTACCTTTACACCCGCTCGATTCGGAGAGGGTATATGGGAAGAAGTAGCAGCTCCTGGGCTAGATATTACATTAGATAATACAACCATGCCTCTGAAGCTCACCAGGGTACTTCCTGGAACCTTCTCAATTAATGGTGGTAGTGCTACTACGTACTCTAATGGAGCATTCAAATTTGGTTATCCAGATTGGGGTGTACGTGATGTAGGAGATGATATAACAAACCCAACACCTTCTTTTGTTGGTTACCCTATTCAGAAGATGATATTCTTCAGAAATAGAATAGCTTTATTAAGTGCTGAAAATGTCATCTTATCTAGAGTTAATGACTTCTATAATTTTTGGGTAAAAACTGCGATGGCAATTTCCAATGCAGACCCTATTGATTTACAGTCTAGCTCTACATTCCCTACTAAATTATATGATGCTGTTGAAGCTAATGCTGGTTTAGTTCTCTTTAGTGCTAGTGAACAGTTTCTGTTAAGTTCAGGAGCTGAAGCTTTACTAACACCTGAGACAGCTAAGATTAGTTACTTGGCATCTTATGGATTTGATTCAGATACTAACTCTATAGAATTAGGAACTAGTGTTGGGTGGCTAAACAGTACAGCTAAAGATACTAGATTCTTTGAAATGGCTGGTGTAGGTAGAGATTCTGAACCAGAAATTGTAGAACAAAGTAAAATTGTTGGTAAATTAATACCGCAAAATACAAGCCAAGTCACCAATTCTCCTGAAAATGAACTAGTATTATTTGCTATAGACTCTACTTTACATACTGCTTCTAACGAAGTATGGGGTCATAAGTACTATACAGTTGGTGGTAGGCGTGAACAATCTGCATGGTTTAGATGGACCTTCCCTAATAATGTAGTTTTCCATGTTATTATGGATGATATATACTATGTAGTTTTAAATACAGGTAGTACATATACATTTGAAAGACTTGATCTTAAATTAAAAGATTCTACTTTGCTAATAGGTTCCAATCCTAATGAATATAGAGTACATTTAGATACTAAGAAAACATTTGCATCAGGAGATTTAACATATAATACAGCAGCTGATACAACTACATTTACATTAGGTGCAGGCTACTACAGTTCTCGAACACTTACAGCTTATTGTACTACTGATAGTGATGCAGCTGGAAAGAGTTATGATATACCAGCAGCTAAAATAACAGGTACAGCACCTAACCAAACAGTTACCTTACCTGGAAACTGGAAAACTTCTACCGAAGCTGGATCTTCTACAACTTCAGTTAATACTGATGTAGTCATTGGTTATGAATATGAATTTGAAGTTGAGTTACCTAAGATCTTTATGGCCAGACAAGAAGGTGAAGCAATAAGAACAGAAACCCGTGGGTCTTTAGTTATCCATCGAATGAATTTTGACTTCGGAGAAGTTGGTGTATTAGATGTGACACTAAAACGTAAGGGTAGAAGTGACTATACTTATACTGTAGAATCTAAAGAATGGGATAATATTACTGCAAGTACTGCAGCTATTGCTGAAACATACTTACATACTATACCTGTCTATGATAGAAATACAAACTTAACAGTACAAATTAAATCAAATCACCCATCTCCTGCAACCCTATATTCAATGAATTGGGAAGGAGATTATTCAGCTAGATATTATCAACGTGTCTAATCACATTCACCCCATTACAATGGAAGCTGCTGTTCATGTAGCTTCTAATCTTCGACCTGATGATTATAGAGAAGTGTTTGAGGGCCACGGTCACTTTCCACTTCTCCATTTACCTCAAGCTGCTTTATCTCATAACTCTGTATACTTCACTGCTCCAGACGGCAGGATTGCTGGCTTGGCTGGTGTAGAAGACGGAGGTAAAATATGGATGCTCTGTACTCCAGTCATTCATGATCACGAATTTACTTTTGCTAGAGAAGCAAAACGATTTGTAGATAGCAGAGAAGATAAACTCCTTTGGAATATTGTAGATAAACGGAATACCGCTCATCTAAAACTTCTAAAGTTTTTGGGATTTAAGTTCTTACGGGAACTTGAACATGGTCCCAACAAAATAACCTTTATAGAATTTTGCCGTGTGCGAACCAACAGCCATAATGAGCGGAGTCTCAGCCGTAGCAGGCTACATGGGACAACGAGAAGCCGCTAAACAAGAGAATCGAGCTAAACTAAAAAACTTTGAAAGGGAAAATATACAGTATCTAACTGATGCTATGCTTGCCGATGCGAAGTATAAGAACGAAATGTCACTCTCTGATATAAAACAAGATCAAGTATATATGGGTTTGATCGATCAGTGGGCGGCAAACGATGCTCAATTAGATAAGATATTTGCTCAAGGGGATAGAAAAGTAGAGAAAGCTATAGTAGAAATGTATGAAAATGAGTATGCTGGTACTCAAACTGGTAGAACAGCTGGTAGATTAGCTGCTAAATCAGCTAGAAAGATGGGCTTTGAGAAGTCTAGAGTACTTTCTGAGATGATGATGGAGAAGAGACAGACTATGGTTGCTGACGAAAGAGCTGAAAATAAAGCTAAATGGGATTCATGGGATACTTATGAGACCATACGCTATGCTCCTATACATGGTCATGCACCACCACCACCTATGATGACACCTATGCCAAGTCCAATTGGTATGTTATTAGGAGTAGCAGGTGCTGCAGTTAGTGGTAGTATGAAAGCTAATGAAGGACCAACAAAAGTACAAATAGTTGAAGGTTCGGAATGACATATAACGAAAACATCGAACGTCTCTCCCGTACCTCCCGATTCAATACTTCTGAAGCACAGCGTCATGAGACGAATAACGCTCAAGCTATTAATGCTCAACGTGCAAGGGACATATCATCTGCTGTAGAAGGTCTATCAGCGTTCTCTCAAAGTTTACAAAAGCACAGAGAAGAAGCTAAGAAAAGAGCCTTGAAAGAAGGTGCAGCTGCAGCTCAACAATTTAAGCAAGCTGATTCCTTAAAACTAGCAGCTCTACAATCAGAATTACAAACAGTTAAAGAAGATGATATAAGGTATCAAGAACTTAAAGCAGAGATGCTTAAGTTAAGTGGACCTAATATTTATCCTGATGCTGACCGTTTAGCCAAGTTATCACCTTGGGCTCAGGTTGGTTATGCTAAAGAAAAACTCAGAAATTTTAATGATAGTTTTGCAGATCAATTAGCTTTTGAAATGCAAAATAGCAATAAAGCTTTAAGTTTACAAGGCTTTAACTTTACTGCTAAAGAATTACGTGAAAACAATATTCAAGGATTACCTTTTAAAGAAGCTGCTGTAGAAGTCTTATCATTAGATTTAATGAAAGCAGCTGGTATAGATAAGTTCTCACCAGAAATGAGAGAATTAGCTGGTACGA